AGAAATTTCATCTTTTTATCAGCTTGACCTGGAGCTGTGCATGTACATGTTTCTTTAGGGCAATTTGGAAATGAATTTAGGTAATCTCGGACTGATTGTAATTTACCACATTTTACTTTAAAACCATCTCGCTGTTCCCAGGTGGTCTTGTGACCTGATATTGGATCGGTTACTGTCCATATATCTCCTATTTCACGTTTAACCTGATCTTTTTTCTTTGTAAACCCAAACACTTTTTTTGTTTGAAATTTATGTGTCCCGTCTAACATTTGCCTGACGGCCTGAACATTCTTGAGTTTGCTATTTGCTTTGCTTTTTGCCATGTAACTTTGATTTTTAGTATTATATATAAATATTAAGGAAAATGATTAAAATGTCATTAAACCTGTGATTTGATTCACCGGAGCGAAGGCGCCGGTTAATTTATATGTATTTCCTTTATATATAAAAACTAACCCCTCAGATGGTACGATTGAGTCGAAACCACCGATTGATTGTATTTTTGCTAGTTGGTCTTTAACCTTATTTAATTTTTTAAGATCACCTCCTTTTCTTACATCCTTGATTGCTGATGCAACTTGCTTTCTTATTGCCTGAACTGCCTTATCTGGGTTTGCTGCTAAAAACCCTTCAGCGTTCTTTAATACTTCAGCACCTAGTTCAAAAAACAAAGTTTCGAAAGGTAGCATATTTTTCTTTACTTGACTGACTACGTTTACTTTATCTTCTTTTTTGATTTTATCTAGTAAATCTTTATCAGGAACTGTTTTACCATTTAATCTAAATGACTTATCATTAAATGCCCATCTTTTAACTAAACCCATCTTAATTGTATTATCAATACCAGGGAAGGTTTTGTCAACGAACCGCTCCCACCAAGCTTGATGATATTCTGCAAACTTATTACTATCCTTCATTCCAAGACTTGACATTAATTTATTAAGCTTACTATTAAAATATCCTTTCCTTTGTGCAAAATCTTGATGTGGTTTAACTTTTAAGATCTGAGGACCTATAACTGAGAAGCTTTTTTGTACGTTTTGATTTACCTGGGTTATCATGCCTGATAAAATTCTTGCACCGTCAGGGACACTACCTATAGCAGTTCCATTTTGATATTTTAAAACATTATGAAATTGTAAATAAGGTGCATCGTAAACAATCACGTTAGCAGATGCCGGATACATGATTTCCATATTTACCCAATTATTACCATCATCGAATATTTTTACTTTTTGTTTATCTTTTAATGAACCAATAGCTTTTCCTAAATCTCTCATAGCATAATTAAATGCTTTTTCAATATTTCCTCTACCTGCAAACTTTTTTGCTATTGCGGATGCATCTACTCCACCTTTTTTAATGTCGCCTGTATTTCTTGCAGCTTTTAATTTATTTCCGGACCAAGTTATAAATAAATTTTGACCGTCTGTTTTCTCTGATGCTTTACTTTCTAAATCTAATTGGCCTTGTAATGAAAGTTCTATTATATTTTTGAAATCGCCGAATGTTAAACCTCTATCATCGAATGGATGTTCCATATGACCATATGCTCCACCTTCGGTAATTAATCCTTCATTAACACCTTCCTTGATAACTGCGAGATCATTTTTATGCATTTGGTATAAACCTTTCATACCATCTATTTCAACGGCAACATGCCTGTTATCAATTCGTCGTTTGATAGTTCCTGTTTTTCCTTCGAACTTATCATCCGGATTTTGTTCTCCTGTATAAACTACTCGTTGTCCTTTACGAACTGTTTTAAGTTTTTCTGGTTTACCTTGGAATTTATATTTTCTACCCAGATTACCGTGAGCTAATCTACTTTGTTTTGCTTCGTCGAATATATTTGGTTTGGGTAGTAATCTCATTCTCATTGCAGACTTACCGTTAATCAATAGATCTCCTTTTTCATTCCAACCTATAGTTTTAACAACTACTTTTTTATTCTTAAATTTTCCAAACAAAACAGTATCGCCGATATTAACTGGTAAAGTAATATCTTCTTTTAATTGTTTTATCTCTTTTAAGTTTAAATTCTTTAAAGAAGGAATATATTTAGATGCCATATCAAAAAAGTCTGGCATTAACATTTGGCAGAGCATACCTGAAAACATTGCAAATGATTCTCCATCTATCATTACAATGGGATTCTTTTTATCATCAATGTCCCCGATAGCTGGCCACATATATTCTCCACCACCATAATCATATGTTATCCAATCGTCATTAGTAGTATCTACTCCTAATTGTCTGGCGACTTCTCTAACTAAAAGTTGGTGAGTAGCATGGATGCCAGCCTCGTGTTGGAGTTGTTCCATTACGGCCATCATTACACTAGAGCCTGCCTCAGCGGCATTCCCGGCAAGCCTTGGCCCATTATTAAAAAAGAAAAGCTCGCCACCTCCATTCATAGCATTTACTAATCCAAATACGTAAGCATCTGTTGGTGTTTCTTTTGCAGCCTGTGCATCTTTTAATTTTAATCCCGTAAATTTTTCAATATCCTTTCCTATTGAAAATAATCCCGGAGATTTATCGCCAAAGGCCATTACAATACTATCTTTTATTGTTTTATCTACTAATAGAGTTGCATCAGGATGTGTAATGTAGAATTCAAAATCATATCTTTTAGCGACTACACCCTCATCTATCCCAGGGACATCACTTACATTATATTTTAGAGTAGTACCACCACCTATTTGTATTACAGTATCATATTCTTCATTGATGATTTTCTTTTTAATTATATCTTCCCACCATTCTTTAGTTAAAGCTTGTTCGTTTACTTTTTTGCGTTGCTTGTCAATAAGTTTAGCAACTTTTTTTATTTCTTTATCTGGTTTATTAGGTTCTTTTTTACTTTCATGTTCAGAAGCTTCTGCTCCTAGAAAGTTAACAAATTCATACCCCATTCGTAAAGCTACCTGTGTAATTCTTTTTACATATTTTTTCCAGGCCTTTGAACCTTTTAAATCATCTCTATTTATTGGAGTAAGTGCACCTGCTTCGCCTGCAGGAAAGTAAGTAACTGAATGAACTTCTCTATCTGGTTTAATTTTATTTTCAGGAGCGTTTGATAAAATATAGTCAACTACTTTCCATCCTAATTGATTTGCAAAGAAATTTCCTTTAGACTCGTAACCTTTAAAGGAAGCGAATACTGTAGTCGGGCCGTCATCAACCATTCCAGCTGCAGGACCGGCCGTGTTACTGGCCTCAGCTATTATTTTTTTAAGATCGATTTTAGAGATAAAGTCCTCCATTATTTCATTTAACTTTAAAAGCTTTTTGACTACCATATCATAATTTTTGGTGTGGCCGAATATACCTTTAAATAGTTTTTGTTTTTCTTTAACTGCAGTTTTCAAAGCTTTTTCATAATCTGAAATGACCTCGAAGTCATCCTTTTTTGGTAATGGTTGGCCTAATGACTTTCTTATGTTAGTTCCACTCATTTCACCGTAACCAGGAACATTTAATTCTGAATCTGGAGCTGCGAGTGTATATGCCCCATCTCTGTATCCTACTTCAGCCTTTCCTTTCCATGGTCTAAAAAACTTACCACCTAACCGTTTAGCATCTTTATCTCCTACAACAAAAACTGCAGCTGTTGTTTCTTCTGGGTATTTCGAAAGTATCTCTTCTGCCTTGTAAGGATTCTTAACTTGCTTTACATTTCCAATTCCGTAAGATTTAATTATCTTTTCTTTTTCTTTAAATGAGAATGGAGATTTTGGAATTTCAACTTTACCTGATGTTGCGACCCATGCTTCATCAAATCCTTGGCCTTGTACCCATTTAAATGCTTTAGCGTGATGTCTACCCATAGGTTGAAATCTACCAGGGAAAATTGCTATTACTTTTGTAATTTCTTTTTGTTCTTTAAGAACTTGTTCTGTTAACCATTGACCTAACGTGTTCATAATTATAAATATGTTTAAGTTCGTGAACTAGTTGCAAATGTTAATTTATTTATTCTGGTTGAAAGGAAACTTTTCTTTAAGGAGAAGATAGACTACTTGAATTGTACCAATGGTCACCTATTCTAACATCCATATATTTCCCTGTTGTTCCATCATTAAAGGTTAAACATTGAGCTTCACGACCATAACCAGCTTCATGATACCAATTCATTCCAACTACTTGCCAATTTGTAGATACATACTCATTTATAGCTTCACCTTTTGTATTTACTCCCTTATAAATAAAAAACCCTACTTGGGAGTCTGAAAGTGTATTACTCCCCCAATTAAAACCCCAATCACCAAATAAACCCGTATTTACACTTCCTGTAAGTATAAGACCAAGATAACTTCCTGTGGCAAGGGGGATTTTTCCTGCATTATTCATATTGGTACCTCCTGCTCCTGCTGCTGTATTCCAACAATACCAATCTGTTATTTTAGAATCAGCATCAATATTTCCATCCCCCCATGTTAATGCCGTTGGTCTACCTGCACACTGCAGATTGGTGTAGTAAGAGTTATTAGCGTGATCGTTAAATCTATGGAGACCTGCTATTTGTTGTGTAGCAATTGATGAACTATCCACCCTAAAAGTATAAATGCCCCCTGTTCCTGATCCTGTAATACATTGGGTTGAATAAATGGGGGTGGTATAACTTCCATTTCTAAAAGTTACTGTTGTAGTTCCATCAGATTCTATACTCATTAAAGGACGGGTGGCTCCTACACTAGCTGATGCCCATGTACTTGCTGATATAGGTAACATAGTTTGATTAAATTGTGCGTCAAAAAAATAAGGATTTTCATCTACTACGCCTGTCATTTTCCAATCATAAGTTCCAAAATTACCTGCTGATCCTACTTTATTTGATTGCATAAAAATAACGTATTCTTGATATCTTTTTCCTAATTGAGGAAAATTCCAATTCCATTGTTTATTTCCTGTTGAAAATAATTCATTATTATGGTAAAGTTCAATCAATCCATCAGGGTATATCTTATATTCTATTAAATCTCCTTGGGCCACAGTCATTTGCCCTAAGGAATCTGCAGCAATTGTATAACCGGTTATTTTATCATTAGAATTACCCCACCAACCTATCCAAGGGAGATCTGAGTAAACACTAGGATAAATTCCGCCAACAGCTAAATCATTTTCATCATTTCCTCCTCTTCCCCCTATATGTGGTATTAACCCAAAAAACCCATAGAAAGAACCATCTGCACCTCCATTTATACAATTACCTACTCTAAAAGAAACAATAGAAGGTTGGTTTGCAGATTGGTCTTCATTCCATATTTTTATAGTAGGGATAGAAAGGCAATTCCTAGAATTCCAACTTGCTCCAAAAGCAGAATCTGGAGAATGAAACAGTAATGACCCTGAACCCTCTGTAAAACTAGCTGAAAAACCACACCTACTCCAATGTTCTGGTAATAAAGTAAGGGTGGACGTTACAATTTGATTAGGATTTTTCCCAAGTTTTCTATTCAAGTACTGGAGATTAGATTCTTCTACTCCTCCACTATCACCTGATGTGGGTTTAGTCCATAATCTTCTATCTACTCCTTTATATCCTCTATTACCTGCCATATTATATTGATCCTGAAATTATATAATTACTTCCAATTTTAATGTTTTCAATTTGATCTGAAGATACCCCATCCCCAATTAACATATTTGAGGCTTTAATTGCTCCTCCATCTGTTCCTATAAAACTTCCATATCCATATAAATGCCAATGATTGGAGATATAATCATTTACTGGATACCCTTCACCAGTAACAGCTTTAAATAAAATAGCACAAATTTGACCATTATCTGGATTTGGTGGTAAATTTAACCCAGATCCAGTCTCTGATAGGAATCCCCAATCACTTCCTGTTATAATTAGTGCAAATTTACTTCCTGTAGCTATGGGTATATTACTGGCGCCTGCCAGATCCCTTTGACTTTGTTCGCCTGCATACCAACTTGGGAGATTAAACATACACCCATAACCTGAACCTGAAGGGTCACTTGTTTCATTCCATGTTAAAAAATTAGGTCTGATAGCAGCGTTAGCATCATTATAATAATGTCCTGAAATTTTATCATAATTAGAGGGACCTACAATTAATTCATAAGGTAAGTTGGATAGATGTATTGGAAAATCAAACCTAAAAATCCCTCCTATACCAGAACCTGTTATATAATATTCTGACCATATGTAAGTATTATAATTTCCTGAGGCATTATGAACGGTTCTCATTCCAAAATTCCCATCATATTGTTCAAAGGGTTTATAAAAGGCACTTGATGATTGCCATGAGGAGAGTGGAATATTTTCAAGTTCTTGATTTAATTGATTATCAAACCAATATGGGTTTGGGTTTACGTCTCCTATAAATTCCCAATTATATGAATGGGGATATAATAACTGATCATTTCCATATGTATTTTGTGATAGCGTTTGGTGATACTCAAAATCATTTAATCCACCCCAACTTCCTGTAGTATGAATTGTAGATGTATAAACTGTTGAATCATTATAAAGATAAGATACCACCCCATCTTCAGTCCATTGTATTGTAAATTTATCTCCAGGGGATGTTGACGTTTGTGTATATACTGGAGATGTTCCTGTACCATCAAAAAGGGCAACAGAATCTGCTGCTGCGTAATAATTCCAAGCTCTTTGACAATTCTGATATATATGTGAATAGGGAATTCCTGTTCCACCATCAGCACCACCACCATAAGTTCCATTGTTTCTCCCTATAAGAGAACGAGGAACCATTCCCCAAAACCCATGATTATTAGGTGATACATTTCCCCCACAATTTATACCTCTTCTAAATGAAACGCTTGATGTTGAATGAGTTCCATCCCAATTCCATACCTTTAATGTAGGTACAGACATACCCGGCTTAGAATACCAACTAGACTTATAGGCAGTATCTTCTGCTCCATATAGTATTGATCCTGAAGTTTCGTGTTGAACTACTCTCCATCCAATTACTCTCCAATCTCTAATTTCAAATGGGTTTTCAGGAGTGGCTTGGGGTGAGGGTTTTTTATAGTTTTTTCTATCAAGAAATCTATCTTTAACATGCTGAAGTCCTCTGGTTTCTAAACTATCGGTTAGTGAAGGATTATTTGCCTGGCGATCTATTCCTTTAAATCCCTTGTTAAATTTATCTTTCATTTATGTTCCTTGATTAGTATATATCATTCTTCTATTATATCCTATATCATTGCATGTCCAGATACTAACATAGTATATATTAAGGTCTGCAGTTTCCCATACTTCTAGAGCTTCTTCATAAGAATCATGAATGGTTTCTTCTATAAATTCTGAACCATCATCAGGGGTCCAAGTTTTTAACAATTTTATTGATACTCCCTTCATAGTATTCTATTTTAAGATACGCTCGATGATGCTTGTAAATATGATACTACTAGATCTATTCCATTATTAATATTAGTACATTCAGCAACTAAATGATCAGTCGCTTCTAATACGACCGCGTCATCTACTACTACATATGATGCCTGGGTATTAATGCTAACACCTTTAGCTAAATAATATTGAGTACCTGCTCCTCCTGATGAGCTTACTGCTATATTTAAAGTTGCAGCTGAGCTAGTTACATTAGTAGCTTGTACTAATTTAATTACACTAACTTTACTACTTGGTACTGTTACGGCGTGCGTCCAGCTTCCTGATGCTAAATGTACTTGTGCTCCTTTATATTCTGTTGCCATTGTTAAAAACCTTAAATTTTAATTATAATAATTATATCTTTTCTTTATTAATAAATATAGTTAAACTACCTTTAATTAGAGAAACCATGCAGCTGCCATTGGTTGATCAATTGAACCACCACCTCCGCTAGATGCTGCCCATGACCCAACGCCTGCTGAATCTGATGTTAATACATATGTATCTGATGCTCCTCCAGTCATTTTAAATTTGCCCATTGACGCTGTGCTTGGAAATAATACATCTCCTGTTGCCATTGAAGCAGAGAAGGGTATCATTGAGCCCGATCCTATTTTTAATTCATCACTTGCACCAACGGCTGAAGCTTCAACATCATATCCAATAAGGATATTATTTCCTCCTGTTGTTGTTGTATTACCGGCTTTGTATCCTATAAATATATTATTAGCACCTGATAATAATTTTTCTCCTGTATATTGACCAATACCAATATTGTCATTACCTGCTTTCCAATTAGAACCACCCATTGAATATGCCCCAAGAGCTATATTATTACCTCCGGTCTGTATTTGAGCGCCGGCTTCATGACCCATTGCAACATTAAGATCTCCAGTTGATATAGTTTGACCTGAACGATATCCCAAAACAACATTTCCAGAAGCTCCTGTAGTTGCAGCTGCTAAAACATTATATCCTATAGCTACATTATATGTTGAATCTGTTATTGAATCGCCTGCATTTTCTCCTATTAGTACATTTCTTGTAGTAGCACCTGCTATCATTGCAGCACCAGCATTAAGTCCTAATACTATATCATCTGAATCTACTCTAAATGCATTGAATGAACCTGATATTGTTAACGAGCCTGTTATTACTGCATCTCCTACGAATGGAAACGGTGTGGTTGAAATTCCAGATACTGTCCCTACTTGCGTAAAGTCCACTACTGAACCTGAGAAGTATGTTGAACCAGTTATTTCAATTCTGGCAGCTGGATTACTTGGATCAGGTGTTGAACCTGATATTGTAATACCATATCCACCCCATTTGCCAAGGTGTACTGTATTATCTGATTTGGCTTGGATAACTGGTAACCCGGAAATATTATTAGCTTCGAATAATGTTCCGGTTAGACCATCATTTACTGAAAATACTGTTCCGACTGCACCAACAACTTCAAATATACCTGATCCACTTACTGAGCCACTTCCTATCAATTTTAATGCTGTTGAATTAGCATCTCCGGCTGTGTATGATTGTGATACTATTAATGAACCAGATACATATACTAAAGCGCCATCGCCGGTGTACATACTGGCTGCGCTTCCAGACCAAAGACCACTTGCACCCCCGACTGGTAAATTAGTCAATTGACTACCATCTCCACTAAAATATGCTGCTGAAGCTGTGCTTGGGAATATTAGATCACCTGTTGATAATGAACCTGAAATTGCAATTACTGATCCACTACCTATTCTTAATTGTTTTTGTGAATCAGCTACTAGGACATCAACCCCATCTCCAATTATTATATTACCATCACCTGCTGTTAATGAACCTGCTGTACTACAACCTAATATTACGTTTCCTGATGTTCCTAAAGATGCGCTGGCTGCTTGATAACCTATTGCAACATTTCTTGATCCGGATACAGTATATAAAGCTTCATATCCTACTCCTACATTATTTAAAGAAGCATCTTCTGCAGATGTTCCTGAACCCCCTCTAACAGCTCTGTATCCTATTCCAACATTTCCACCACCAGATGATAGCCGCATGGCTTCATGTCCCATACTTACATCGCTTGTAGTAGCATTCTGGCCGGCATAGTGTCCTATAGCAATTACATTTGAATCAGTAACCAAATTACCGGCATATTGCCCTATTAACACATTAGAATCACCACTAACGTTAGACCATCCTGCTTCGAATCCAATACAAACATTCCAAAATCTATTTTGAAGTTTATATCCTGCAGTATGTCCTATCAATACATTATGGTCTCCTGCTGCTATTTGATATCCAGCTTGATGTCCTATACATACATTTGAAACAGCACCTGCAAACTTATATCCTGCTTGATACCCAATAGCAACATTTGAATCACCATTGGCTAATGTTCCTTCTCCAGCTGCATCTTTACCAATTATTATATTATAATCATCAGTTCCTGTATCAACTGAACCCCCACCTGCATTTTGTCCTAATATAACATTTGTAGAATCTAGTCTAAATGCATTAGAACCTGATATTGTTAATGAACCTGTTATTTGTACATCTCCAGTTGCTCTTGGATTTGCTGCTGAACCTGACCATAACCCTGCGCTTAATCCTGTTAAGTTACTTCCATCTCCTACAAAGGAGCCTGAGAATATTGAACTTGATACTGGTGTGTTGAATGTGATTGATGAAGCATTGAATAAAGCTAAATCGCTTCTTGCGCCGTCTGATGTCCCGTCACCAATTATAAATAGTGAATTTGTATTTCCATGTATATTATAATGACCTACTACATTTTGTCCTGAACCAGATGCTATTGTATTGATTCCCTCTGCGTGTGATACAATACCATAAGCTATTGACCCTGAACCTTCAGCGTGAGATTTAGCTCCATAAGCTCTTGTTTCATGTCCTTCGGAATGTGCATACTGACCTGAGGCCGTAGTATATGCCCCTTCTGCATGTGAGGAATCACCTGATGATAAATTATACCTTCCTTCAGCATGATCACTAGAACCTTTAGCTACTGATCCTAGGCCTTCGGCGTGAGACCAATCACTTTCTGCTATTGTCGATACTCCCTCTGCGTGAGAATAATTCCCTAATGCTTTAGAACCGTGACCTTCCGCGTGAGAATGCCAACCTGAAGCTGAAGTGTATAATCCTTCGGCATGTGCGTAAGCTCCGGAAGTTGAAGTTAAAACGCCTTCTGCATGAGAATAAAGACCTATAGCATTAGTTAGATATCCTTCGGCATGTGAAGCTTCACCACTTGCTGTAGAACCGCTCCCTTCGGCGTGTGAGGATTTGCCAGTTGCCTTAGTATGACCTCCTGCAGCGTGAGACCAATGTCCTGAGGCTGTTGTATACCTTCCTTCGGCGTGAGAGGAATCACCTGATGATAAATTATTCATTCCTTCAGCATGTGAATAATTTCCTGAAGCTGAAGTGTTCATTCCTTCGGCATGAGATCCATAACCTGCAAGTGTTACGTATCCTTCGGCGTGAGACTGATCTCCATATGCAAGTGTTCCGTATCCTTCCGCGTGTGAATAATCGCCGGTAGCTATTGTTAATCTTCCTTCAGCGTGAGACTGATTTCCTTTAGCTTTAGTAGCTTTTCCTTCAGAATGAGCATCTGTGCCTGAAGCATCAGTTTGATTTCCCTCAGCATGAGACCAATTTCCAGAAGCTGTAGAAATAGTTCCTTCGGCGTGAGAATAATCTCCTGAAGCTGAAGTAAATAATCCTTCGGCATGTGCTCCTATTCCGGTTGCATTCGTTTTATACCCTTCGGCATGTGAATAAAGACCTGAAGCATTAGTTAGATACCCCTCGGCATGTGAAGCTACGCCGCTTGGTGTAGAACCACTACCTTCGGCGTGAGAATAATCTCCTGAGGCTGTTGTTTGAGAACCTTCAGCGTGAGAATAATCTCCTGAAGCTATATTATCGACGCCTTGAGATAGTGAGCCTGTTATTTGTACATCTCCAGTTGCAGTAGGATTTGCTGCACTACCTGACCAGAGCCCTGCGCTTAATCCTGTTAAGTTACTTCCATCTCCTACAAATGAACCTGTAAATGTTGAACCTGTTACTGCAGCATTAAAAGTAATCGATGCAGCATTGAATAAAGCTAAATCGCTTCTTGAAACATCAGATGCTCCATTTCCAACTACAAATAATGAAGTAGTATTTCCCTGAGTATTATGTTTACCTACTACACTTTGGCCGGAACCTGATGCTATAGTGTGAAGTCCTTCTACATGGGAAAAATCACCTATAGCTATAGATGCTGATCCTTCAGTATGTGAATAATGTCCTGAAGCTGTTGTGAAAAAACCTTCAGTATGTGAATAATGTCCTGAAGCTAAGGTATAGTAACCATCAGCATGGGAGTGTTCACCAGAGGCGTGTGTCTTTCTTCCTTCAGCATGTGAACCATGGCCACTAGCTTTTGTGTCTTGACCTTCAGCATGAGACCAATCACCGGATGCCGATGCTCTACCCCCTTCAGCGTGGGATTCGGTTCCTAAAGCAACTGTGAAATATCCTTCAGCATGGGAATGTACTCCTTGGGAGTTTGAATTTCTTCCTTCTGCATGGGAATAATCTCCAGAAGCTGAAGTTTCTAAACCTTCAGCGTGAGATCCAGCACCACTTGCTGTAGAACCGCTTCCCTCGGCGTGAGCCGCGAATCCAGAAGCATTGGTAAAAGAACCTTCAGCATGTGAGTAATATGCAGAGGCAGATGTTGCTCTTCCTTCAGCGTGAGAATAATAACCATCAGCTAATGTTAGATGCCCTTCTGAGTGGTCGGCTGTATTTGAAGCTTTTGTTGTTCTTCCTTCAGCATGTGAATAATTTCCAGAAGCAGAACTTTCAAATCCTTCAGCATGAGCACCCCCTCCATTGGCAATACTAGATTCGCCCTCTGTATGGGAATAAACACCTATAGCCTTAGTTAAATATCCTTCGGCATGACTATACTGTCCAGTGGCTGCGTTTCCTGCACCTTGAGTGAAAGATCCTGATGTATCTAGCGATCCTGTTATTTTAATATTTCTTGATGATGTAGCATATGTTATTCCTTCATACCATACAGTACTACCACCTCCGGTTACTGTAGCGGCGCTCTCTGCGTAAGAACTGCTTACTGCCCATGATGATGTAAGCGGATTTACTGTACCTTGTGGTGTAACTGAAATCGATCCGGTTACGTAAATAGATCCGGTAAATTCATGAGTATCAGTCATAGCATCACCAAAGATAGTCGATCCGCTTGTAAAGATTATTGAATGTGATACTCTAAGTCTTTCTGCGAATAATGTTTCTGTTACTGTTAATGAACCTGAAATTGTCAATGCTGATGCTATAGATCCTGTACCGTCTAATATGGTGCCTGAGCTGTTTGGATCCGCTTGAAGTAATCGTTGAAAAGATGCTGATATATATAAACCGCTTAAATCTCGTGTTGCCATGTTTATACCCTAATGTTTATTATTTTTATTTTTCTTTATTATATGAGTATGAAAATTCTTATATAAATATATTAATATTGCAATAAGCTTCATGTGTATTAACTATTTTAAATGGTTAACCAATCGAACCGCTTTCTAATGTAGCTATTCTATTCGTTAAACTTTCTATTGTTGATTGTTGTTCTTTGATTGCCTCAACGAATAATCCTGCCATTTGCTTATAATTTATACTATAATGTGATGCGTGGTTATCAGGAGGAAATACTAATTCGGGCACTACCTTTTCAACTTCTTGAGCTATCATACCGATCTCCCGTCGATCTGTCATGCTTCCAGTATCTTTCCAATTAAAGTATACTCCCCTCAGAGCTCTTATCTTATTCAAGCTTTTATCTATTGTTATAATATTGGATTTTAGTCTCTCATCAGATGTGGCATTTCCGAACAGGCCTGTAGTGCCGACAATCATTGTTCGGCCGGTGACAGCTTTATTATATGTTGCTTTATTAACCATCTCTCCACTTTGACCGTAAAATGAATACGTTGCAGCTGCTAATGATCCGGTTGGGTTTGTTATGTTTCCTGTTTGTGCAGCTCCACCGATCTTAGCGTAGTAACATGCATATTTTATTGCTCCTGCAGGATGATCGCTAATATTCGTTGGTCGTTGACCGTATGCTGATTCTATTGGGATTCCTACATGACTATCAAAACCTCTTACCCAACCTGAATTTAATTGTTCATTATAATCTCCAGATAGAGAATGGCTAGGATACCCTCCTACTTCGATACTATGTCCAGTAATTCTTTCTGCGCCATAATGCCAGTCGTCTGTATTTACCACCATTATCTTTCGCTCATCAGTATAATATCTGCGCGCCATTTTCTTTTTTACAGATACTGGTAGTACTTTGATAAATCTTCTCATATTATTATGACCAAGGTTACCTGCGTATGAACTTGTAAGATTGTATGTTAATATTTCTGATTGGCCGGGTACTATCATTGTACTGCGGTATAATCCGCCTGCAGATACGCCTGGTGATGGAACTGAGTCTTTAACTATTACACCTGCAAACTGATCGTTTGTTGACGGGTTAATAGGTGAGTCATTTCTAAATGCGGAACTACTTAGCGGTTGGGTTACTACTAACCCAGTGTGGTAAACAGCTGTGGTGCCTGAGTTTCCTTGATATGCGAGTATACCAGTACCTATCTCTGAGACTGGATCGAACTTCGTACTTCCAGTTAAATAAAACTTGAATGTATTTTCAGTATCATCTAAAACAAATCGCTCTGGCCAGGGTATTGGTGGGTTCATAGTACGGCCATCGTCAAACCTCGTCCGTATTGTACCTTTTACAAATAACTGCCTCGTATCAGATCTAAATTGTAGTACTCCGGATGCTGTATATTTCCCGTTATTTAACCCAGGATCTTTACCTCCATGTAGTTCTAAGCCAACGCCATTATAGTAACTAGGATTTATGTCTTGCAGTGCAGATCCTGACCACATCATCCAACCGGATGGACCTGTGCCAGCTGAGGCGGAATTGAAACCTAAATATTTAGTCGATCTTATCATTCCAGATGATCTTCCACTTTGTTCTAGTCCTTCTCCGAACTTTTTACCTATGTAAAGTGAACCCGTCATTAGATTGTTTGCACCATCAATATAAGTATTCCCTCCTACAAAGACTTTATCATCTATATAGGTTACCGTCTTTGCTTGATTATTTTGATAGTCGAAGTACTCAAATTTAAAGTCTAACTTATCTCCTAACATTTGAGTTTCTACTGGTAATGTGATAGTTGTCGAGTTAGGGCCGAACCCAGTAACTTGACTTGATTTAATACTTATATCTGAGTAAAACCATGTTCCTTTTTCAATCTCAAATATTAATGTACCGTAACCATTTGAGTCTGCGTCAAAATCTATCTTATAATCATCATATCGTACGGTAGTGGTTGGATTAAGAAATCCTATCTTTTTACCTTTAATTTTTTCAGTACCGTCATATTTGAATGCTGATCCTGATAAGAATATGTTTACTTTACTATCGCTCCCAGTAAGTTGAGCTAATGCATCAAATTGTAAAGTATATTCTCCAGTCTCGAAAAATTCAAAAGAAGATGTTGTAAATAGTCGTACGGTTTCGCGGTCTGGGATTCCTGAAGTTACTCCTATATCTACTTTTATAGAATTATTTAATGATGATGAATTTTGATATATATTAGTATTAGATGAAATGGTATTGTCGGAGTCATCTAAATTCCAGTAATTATTAACTACACTTTGGTCTGATATAACCCCTATTCTTTTATTTATATTTATGGAACCGGTATCAAGTAACATTTCAGATGAATCTAATATAGTGTCATCTACTAATTGCCATGTCGATACTACGCCCGGAGATCTTCTGAATGTTTTTATTCTGTATATATCTCCCGTCACTGGGTCTATATCGTGTAACGTTATGTGAGCATATGACATTGAATTTTGTGTTGCAATATACGCTGGGTCGTCTTTATACGCTAAAGAATAATTTGAAAAATCAAATTGACTATATGTGTGCCGTTTAATTGGGCTGAAGTTTAATGGAACTTTGTACGCGGATTCTAATAATGCGCTGTTTGGAGTTAATATTTTTTTAATTTTAGTTTTATATGTCTGATCTATTATAGTCCCTTGGGTTGGGGTTGGTTGGGGGTTGGTTGGACTATTAACTGTTAATGTTCCATTGATCATCGAAGCTGAAAATTCAGCGCCTTGAAGCTGTAGTGTTGGGACTTGATTCAATAATTGATAACTGGCCTGACCTTGTGTGAATGTTACATCTTCCTGACCTGTAGGGAATGTTCTTATTAAATAAGGTCTAATTACTTCTGTAATGGATGCGCTGGGTGATGCATCAAATAATATCTCAGTGGAGTTTCTTTTGTCAGGTGCAACTAATACTTGGTGTTTCCAACCAACATTAAAACTATCGCTATATTCTTTAGGGACGCTAGTTCCATTTGGCATATTTGATGCTTGACCCACTAAATAAAGATTTGCTGTGCCTGGCGGTGTGTCTGAGTAGATGTATATTGCAATTACGTGAGCTTCACCATCATCATCTACAATAGATGTAAACTCATTATATATTGGATTACCATTATAATCTAATACTTCAAATCGTATCTCGCTATTAATTTTTAAGAAGTTAGGATTTAACCTAATTTTAATTAGATTTTTTCCTCCACTTAATAATGTGGGTATATCTTTTAATCTAAAATATTTAGGTGAATCTAATGAAGTATCCTCAATTAAGAATTTATACTGATCGAGACCTTGATATACTAGTTCTTTTTTTGTCATATACTATAGCGCAATTATTATATATATAATTATGCGTTATACTGTATTTTGCTAAAACTATTTTCTTTCTTAATTTCTATGAGATGATCCATTAGGTCTCTCATAGTATCGAGATGTGAAATTGTTATAAAAAAGTCAAATCTGGATTTAAGATAATCAAATAACATAAATATTGAATTTAAGTTATTTGAATCTAATGTACCGAATCCTTCATCAATTGCAATAAAGTTTGGTCGTGGGAGCGATGTTATTGATATTAGTGATGTTCTGATAGCTAATGATGATATAAATTTCTCCATACCAGATGTTAATTCTAGTGGCCAGTAACTGTCTTCATCATATGCGATATATGCATTTATGTTTTTACCGTCTGTATTTAAAACAATGTTAAAATCAACTAAACCGGTTAATATTGAGTTAATCTCATTTTCTATTCTTGGTAGTGCTTTAGTTATAAGTTCATATGGGATGCCATCACGTTTAACTGAATCTAAATAATATTCATATGCAATATATTTATTTTCTAAATCTTTAAGTTTATTTATAGAATTATTTATGGTAATCTTATTATTCTTTAAAATACTTAATTCAGAATTAACATTTATAATCTCATCATCTAATTTAAATAATCTTTCTTTAGCTTCATTTAATATCTCAGTATGATCGTTTATTATTTTATTTATACCTTCATTATATTTAATATCGGTCTTCTGTTGATAATATTTATCTATATTATCATTATTTTCTTTTTGTGTTAACTTTAATGACTCTATTTCATATTTTAATGATGATGTTAACGACTTTAATTTAAACGTTTGAGTCTCATGAGTTCTAGCATCTGACTTAAGTTCTTCTAGTTCTTCTTGCTCTTTCTTGATGTATACATATGTTTCTATAAATCTTAATTTTTCCTTTTCGTTGGTTTTAAGCTTAGATATAATTAAATTATCAGCTGATATTTCTTCTTTTGTTTTAATTGCATCTTTAACAAAAATATTATTCATACAATATTTGCAATTAGGATCATATTTATGATCTTCAAGTTTATGTAATTTATCTTGTTTATTTTCTAATTGTATTTTTAATAATTTTAATCTCCCAGTTATACTTTCTTTATCAGATTCGTGTCGATTTACCTTTTCTAAAATATTATTAATATCGGGCTCATTGTAGTTATTAATATTATTTTTTAACATATTAAAATCTTCTCGTAAAATAGTATATTCGTTTTCATAGCTATTTAGTTTACTGAGTTTTTCTTCAATTTTTAATTTTACTGAAGATCTGAAAGATTTAAATGATTCTATATCTACTACGGATTCATCTATAGGTTTTAATTTTTTAGTTTCATCGACAATGTAGTTATTATATTCATCGCGTAAATCTATTAGTTTACCTTTTTTCTTATTCAATGAATTTAAAACTTTTTCTTGTTGCTCTAATTCAACTTCAATCCCAGCTAACTGAGTTGAAAAATCTTGATTTTGATATTCTTTAACCAATACCTGCATCTCTTTAATTTCGTTATTAGCTAATTCATATAAAGTATCAAATACGTTAAGATCTAAAAATTGAGCTAATAATTCTTTCTTTTCTCGCTGAGGCATTTCTATGAACGAAGAATTATTATTCTGTAATGATAATGTCGTTAAAATAAAATCTTCATATTCTCCTAAATACGATTTAATAATAACATTAGTATCTTTTCTCTGTTCACCGTTTAATGATACCTTTTCACCATCTTGGCTTATTTTCCAAAAATCAACATCAACCCTCACATGGCCTCTTTTGTTTACAGCTCTTCTTTCTATAAAATAATTAGTACCAGAAATTTCGAAATTAAATTTACAGTAAAAAGTATTCTTCTTATTATTTATTATATAAGATCCTTTAGATGCTCTGTGACTTTTATCAAAACAACAAAACGTGAGTGCATCTAATAGAGATGATTTACCTGATGCATTAGGAGCAAATAATCCATACGAACCTTTCATATTTTTAAAATCAATTACATTATCTTCTCCATAGGAGAACATGTTACTGAATTCAAACTTCTTCGGTATCCAGATAATATTCCTGGATATTTCAATTGGAGGTAATAATTGATTAAGTTTGGTATTAATATCATAAACTTTATCTGCAATATCATCATCGACACCAAACTGTCTATCTAAATAATCTTTAATTAAATTATTTTGAACTTTAATATCTCTTATGTTCCCAAAAGTAATTTCAGCATCCCTATCTCCACTTTTTTGGTTTGATAGCGAATCTACTCTATTTAGCACAACATCCTGGACTTCATATTTCTTCTTTATTTCGGTAACTATCTTTTTTATATCTGATGCATCCGTTTCTATGAATTTAATTCTCAATCTTGGTTTTTTAGGTATCCTAGATACTTCTAATATATCTCCACTGTCGACTTCTAACGTAACGTAACCATAATCGTTTTCGATTTCTTTATGTGTAGAAATTCGATTCTTTAAATCCCAAATTAATAACCCATGGTTATCTATTTTCTCTCCGTGGTTTTGTTGAATCAAAGAGCCTGGATATGCTATTGTTTTTTTATCATCTAAAAATTGATGTAAATGTATATCTCCTAATAATGATAAATCTGCATCTTTGAAATTCTCTATTTTAATTTTATTATTAGATAATTCAAATCCGTAATCTGTTTGAGAATTATTAACGGCACCATGAAATAAAATTATTTTATAATCACCAATAACATCTTTTGGTTTAATATAATTCTCTTCCTTATCAAATACAGACCATACTATAAATTTAATATCTGATATATCATATACACCACTATCTTTTAAGTAGTAAAAATTATCGTGGTTTAACGCCTTTATTATAGGAGTTAATGCATCGAGTCTAGACTCGTTATTTAAATTACAGTCATGATTTCCTGCAATTAATATCGTAGGCGCTATATCAGCTAGATTTTTAAAAAAATCTTGAACCATATCAACTAATTCAGGACTCAGATCAGTTTTTGCATGTACAATATCTCCACCTAAATATATTAAACTATTTTCAGTAATATTTTTCTTTAAGTAAGTATATAATTTATCAAAAACCTGTCTGTACTCTTTATGTCGTTTTAAATTTCTAACATGAATATCAGCAAGGTGATAAATCGTATCAACCTTTCTTCCTATATCAATCTTAATTTCATCTATCATATGAATAATTTATACTCTACTAATTTTCTTAGTGTAAATGGTTTTGTTTTTATAATTTTTTTAGACATTCTCTCGAACCCTAATTCAGATGCATCTTTAATACCCATTTCTACAAAATATACGTTTAAACCTGCGTTCATAAATTCTTCTGCAAATCTTACTGCATTTTTAATTGCATCTTTATCTAAACAAATATATATTTCTTTAACTCGTTTATCTATTATTTTTCTTTTTAATTTTTCCGGTATAGTTTTTCCAAACAAAGGTACTGCATTTCTTTTAATAGCAATTGCGTCAAATGCACCTTCTACGAGAATAATAGGCATCTCCCAATTTACAAATATTTCAAATCCGATAATATCTTTGCTTACTTTAGGATTCTTATGTTTATACGTACTGGCTGTATAATATGATCTTCCTACAAAATAATTTAATTCTCCTGAATTATTAAATGAAGGAATTATAATTTTTTTAGCGTATTCACCGATGTCACAGTAACCTATTCTATATCTTAATATATCATACGGAGTAACTCCTCTTTTATTTAAATAATATATTGCATTTTTATATTCAGGACTGTTAGTTGGAATCCATAATGGCTTGTAATTTTCCGGTAATTCTAATATACCGTTATTATCTTTCTTCCTATCAACATAATCTAAACTATTAGTCCTTTTATTTACCTTTACTAATTTAACTAATTCATCAAACTTATTTTTTGGTGCTTTTAGTTTTTTAAATAAGGATAAAAAAGATCTTCCTTTAATATTACATACCCAACACTGGTATTGTTGTGTTGATACATTAATTTCTAGCTTTCTTTTATGATGATGGCAGAATGGGCAATAATATGCAACATTATTACCACTAGTATTATGACCGTTACCTAATAATGATGATAATAGGCTGATCAGCTTTGGCTTTGACATCTTAATATAAATATAAGAAAATTAATTCGATTATCCAAATTAATCAGGTAAAAACTGGATATATGGTAGATATAAGATATATTATAATAATATATTGATAGTTAATTATATTAATTATTAATTAGTAATTATTACTATTGTTTTTAATAATGATTAAATTATTTAAAATAATAAAAATTATGCGAAATTCCAAACTTTTCTTAGAAAAAGTTATTTACATTCTTTTAACCAAGCTTCTGGTATAGGAGCGGGTGCCCATTTTAATCCTAATTTATCAGCAAAATCTCCATATGTAGTTTTACTTCCTTTTCTTATTTTTTGATTAGGATTTTGAAATAATAATCTTAAATCCAGATCTGGATTCTGATCAGTGATTAATTTTAATTTCTTTCTATCTTCCGCAACCCACCGGCCTTTAGTTTCTACTACCATATCACCATTACGTTTTTTCTGTAGAATAAAATCTGGTGTGTATACGTGTTCGGTTGCTGGTTTAGTATATGAAATTTTTAATGTTTCATATTCATAATTTATTTTTGATTCTTTTAATTGTATCGCTGTTCGATCCTCTAAACCAGATCTAAAACCATGCTTGCGAGCAATTGCTCTTATAGATAATTTTCTTCTTGCCATTTTATTTAAAATTTAAACATCCCATCTAACTATTATATTTAAGTCTACATTATTAGGTTTTTTAATTGGTTGAGCTAGTTTCCCTATAGCTAACATCTGGCCTTTATCATTATATAAACCAATTGTTGTAATATATGGATTAAAAGCAGATCCGGTAACAAAATCTTTAACTGCGTAACTATCAAGATTATTATCTGGTCTTAATGTAGGATTAACCGATAAATTAAAATCAGATGAATTTATTTTGCATATTGCTTGATTTTCATATATAGTGTGAGATCCTTTATAATTTAAATTAAATCCAGACCCATTACTATAACTCATACTACCAGATATTCCTGTTAATATATGTTTGTATTTTGGTAAATATGAAGTAATACATATATGACCGATACTGTAAAATACATTTCCTGCAACATCAGTTTGATACGCTGATGATGATATATAATGATTGTTAGCTAAAGACGATATAGCATCTGTTGGTAGTGCTTCATTATAAATTCTTATCTCATCTAAACTTCCGCTATAAAACTTATCTTCTAAACCAGATGATCCAATCCAAATGTCACTAACGTTATGTACGTCGCCATCAATATTATCTTGTGATGTATTATTCAAAATACCATCAATCCATATTTCTATATTAGATCCCGTTTTTTGACATATTACATGATGATGTGATCCTGTCACTTGAACCGACCCAGTAACCCATGATGTCTGTAAAGTATCGCTCCTAGAAAATTTAAGCTTACCTGAGTTAGATGTATTCTGATTATATAACTCAATCTTATAAGGATATTTTCCTTTAAACTTAACAGACTCTTTAAAGTTTAAACCTTTCGTTGTTGAGAATTTTTGTAATTTACCCTGGCCATCTTTTTCTAAAATAATATTAGTATCAGCTGACGATGTTACAGACTGGCTAGGAGGAGCATTTAACCAAAATGATATTGCAAAATCTTTATCACTCCTGAAATTAAAATCACTATGATGATCAACTCTTAAGCTCCCGGTAGAATTAAATGAAGCTTCAATACCCGTGTTTTCGGTTTTAGTACCTGTAGTTATGATACCATCTGAAAAAAATACTTTATTTAAATATGCAGGATGTTTATTTAGCAAACCATCTTTTGCAAAATGGATATTATTATTGTATTTATCACCGGGCCCTTTATCTTTGTAAAATTCATTAAAACCCCAATATGCTACTAATGCGCTTGAAGATGCAAAAGATTGAGTTGCAATAGTATTATCTCTTAAATTTTCTTTTGTATCGTCGTATAATTCTATGTAACTTTGATTACCGTAACTACCAGATCTACTATAATCTTTTATGTAAACGCTACCTGGCTTAATATTTTCACCGTACTGATCTTGGGGAATAGATATTACATTTACTCGTTCTGTTAAATTTCTTTTGCTAAGAAAAATATCATCCGTACCAAATGATTCGAACGGTTTATCAGCTCTCGCGTAGTAAAGATTATCAATCGAGTTATGAATTACTTGTTTATAATACCCTAAAGAAGTGGTTGGGTATCCCTGTGCATCATTTGCGCCTATAGGTATTTTAACACTTGAAGATGTAAAACCAACAAATATATTTGCTCCATAGCTTGCACTGTAGTTATTATGGTCTAGGTAATAATTTTTATGTACCTTGAATGGTGTGACCGTAAAGTCACATGCGTCAATAGGTTTAAAAACTGTTACTCTAGATTTAGTTGCCATACTTATATGATCCTTTTATATAATATAAATATGGAAGATTCTTAAATTGTAACTTACATGAAAATGATTTAATAATCTAATTTTACGCGTATGAGAGCTTCTCTATCGAATGATTTAATAACAGCTTTGCTTAATTTCCCTACAGCTAATAATTCTTGTCTATCATTATAAAGCCCTATCGTTGTAATGTAAACTTTAGGATCATTGTAAAATGTAGTTTGTGTAAACTCACCTGTTGATTGAGTAGCGAATGTCGGGTTATTTGAAAAATTATATTCTGCGTTTTTAACCCTTACAAAATATGCTGTTGATGTGATGACCTCTGCGTTTCTTGCTTGGAATCCTTTATTACCATCAACGACTGATGATCCTGATATAGAATTAAATAATTTAAATGCATTGTACCCTTCCACTGCAGATGCCGTAACAGTATTAAATGAAGCTGATTGATTTAACACATGTGGTTCTAATATAAGATATCCGTGTGCGGGATAAGCTAATCCATAATAATGAATATTACTGCTACCATCTTTATAAACACCACCTGAAATAGATCCACTTACAATATTATAAACAGCTGATGATGCACCTCCTTGTGTAGTAACCGTTTGACTAGAATCACCAGAATCATCTATTAGAGATATAATATTCTTACATTTAGATGAATTAACAAACGACCCTGTCCCTATAGCAGTACTGTTAGCAGCTGCTTCGTTAGAGCCTGTAATTTGCGCTAAGTTCAACTCCCAGTTACCTGGATCTAATTTATCTCTTAACCTTGCGCGCTGGACATTAATAACATATATATCATCAGAATTTCTCGTCGAGTCCGTACCTGTTTTAAATGTAAACTGATTATCGCCTGGGTCTAACAAAAGCAGTCTATATTGAGAGTATATCGCTCTCGTAGTAGAATCATCTAATTGGCCAGCTGAATAAGATCCGCTTCCTTTCCTATTTCCGTAAGCGCACGCAAATTGAATTTCTGTTCCTACACCAGATGAAGCGCTATTTTGAATATCTACGTAATATTTAAATTGAGTTGCTGTTTCTGTAGATGATGTAAAGAAGCTTGTTAATTCTCCTGTATTACCTGTCCACAATCCGCGAGTAACTGTCGTTTTTTGCGCAGGAGTGATATCACCAACAGGATCAAAATTAGTAAATGTTCTACCGGTGTTTGTTCTTTGATTAGCTTGACTTTGAGCTAATAGTAATTGATCTGCAATTGTTTGAGCGCGTTGCTCAACTGCAAGAGCAAAGGCAGCTTCGTCTTGGGGCTTACCGGCTTGAGTAACTGCATCGCTAAGTTCTCGTGAAGAAAGTACATCCTTCCTGGCGCCTTGTCTAAGTGAAAGTGGTCTCATATTCTATCCATTCGTTTTTATATTTTTACTAAGTAGCTGATGTTGATGTAAATACTGTTGCTTTTTTAACTGTTATCGTTGCAGTTACTCTTCCACCAGTCTCATTACCAATTAATGTTAATGTAGCTTCTTTATCTGAAATCATTTGAGTCTTGGCTATTATATCAAAACTAAATCCGCTTACCGCTACTGATTGAGCAGATTCAGTATCACCAATAAATCTAGGAACAGATGGTGATGCGCCTGCAGTTGTTAATGCACCACCTGCGCTTACTCTAAGATCAGCAATATCGCTATCGCTAAGTATTGCAGTATAACCAAGAGTTGAATTTCCATTTGCAAAATTAGATGTATTTGGTTTTATTGTGGCTACATCACCACCGGCCGTTAATACGATAGAACTGTTAGGAATAGTAAGAACAGGAATTCTAGTAGTATCTTTTGGTAGTGTTATTAATTTATATTTCATCATCTGACTTTCATCTGGTAATGCTTCTACTAAAGGCATATTATCTATTATAATTCCATAATAATTTGATCCTAAAGGATGTGCTGGGTTCCAAAGATCGTAATCAACTTCATCATCCGCTAAAGCAAATTGATTTATTTTAAATTGATCTTGCCCTTTAGAAAGAAGTTCTCTTCCTTTGTTAGTAAGTATCGCATCAACTGTAATACTTGAATTATTTAAATATCCCATACTATCCTTGTTCTTATTTTATTTAATATAAATATATTGATTTCAAAATTTATAACACTTGTATACTACCTGAAACACCTCCTGATGAAACAATAAATTTATTTGGGTTTGATTTTTTAATTTCTACTACAGGTCCACCGTCGACAGTATCAGGCGAATCGACATTCCAATCAGCTGATGTTACCTTGCATCCTGCGTACCTATGATTCTCAATTCCTCTTGGCAAAAATTCATGTATGGTTGATAATTCTACTGAGGCCGTCGTTTTATAAAAAACTCTCGTTTCGACTGAGTCGATAGATCCTGTATTTACAGAACCGGTAGGGAAATTAATCTGGTATTGTAACGAAAAGTTCGAACCAGTAACATCCTGCCTATTCCATACTGTCCCCCAGGTATCATTGTACGCACCAAACGTCGCGTATTGGCTTTGAGTTAACCATGTATTCGTAATAGAGCCTGATACTTCAGGAGAGGATGGATTAATACTACTTGAATATGCATACACAGTAACTGATATTGTATCAATTAATGCTGAGCAAGTGTAGTTGTTCGGAAGCCCAAGTTCATACATATACTTATATGCAGGGCCTATTCCTATTGCAAAAGATGAAGAATTAACTTCATTCCCTGTCCAATCGTGCCCCCAATCCCAACTAGTTTGTTTAGATGATTCTGTAGGATATGTTTTTGTTTCAAACCCAGACCAATTATAGTAATAAGTAGTTGGGCCTGTCCAATGAGTAGTACGACTCACTGTAGACCACGCATCAGTATATCTCTGTCTGTTACCTTGAGCTAGACCCCAACCAAGGGCCTGTTGTGGATAGGGCTGAGCTCCTGATCCTGTAAATGGGAATACACCACCTAGGGCTGATGAGCCGGGATCAGTAATATACGAGTCGTATACCGCGGAATTATAAGGTGTACCCCATCCTCCGGAATTATCATAAGCACCGCGGTGAACATCAATCTTAATACCATCTACTACCCAGCTGCCAGAATCGCTGTAAGCAGGTGACGCTCCAGCTGAACCTATTTGGAACCCAAGGTCTCTAACTACGAAAGGTGTTGTTATGTTAAACCGCCCATTAGTATTATGATCAAAATTATTCCTATCTACTAGTGCGTATTGAACGTAACCACCGGCGTTCCCACTAGTATTGTTGTATAGCGAACATGTATGTGGAATCGGTGATGCTCCTTCTTCTATCGAAAGCTCTGACTGAAAAGACCATGAGTATTTACTATCTGTGAAGTTATGTAATGATAGACTGGTAGATTCACTAACCAGGCCTTGTAGTGCGTTAGATGCAGTAGAAGGATAGTTGGTAGTTATAGATGCTCCGAATGGAGACCCGGGTGAGTATACTGCAATATTAGCCTTATTACCAACTGCAGACCATTTACTGTCCGACCCGGTCGTGTCATTCACCTTAACAATATAATCACTAACTCCTATATAGTAACCACGCCCACCAGGTAAATTATCTGGGTCTGGTTCTGCGTTAGATGCCTTACGCTTAATGCGAGCCATTATACCTGTTACAGTAACCCCGTCAGGTATACTATGCCTGAAATCACTACTCACTATCATATAACTCTGTGACGCTTGCAAACCGGCGTTGAAACTCATACTCACTGATGAACTAGCAAATATATTATCCGCACCACCAGTTACGCTTCCTACAGATCCCCATGATATACCTTCAGCACTAGACTGTGATATTGAAGCCGTACCTGCTGCATTCCACCCTGTATCATAATATTTATCACCAGGTAATTTAATATATGAATCAGTAGATCGTCTAGATCCTGTTATAACAGGTTGCATAGGATCATACTGCCAGTAAGGGTTAGATGCAGTAACTACCGACCTTAATGTATAGAATACTTTCAATCCAACAGATTCAACTAAAGCCAGTCTTGAATAATACGGAGCGATACCCGCGCGGCCTTGTACAATAAATTTAAGTCCAAAGCTTCCGGTATTAATCAGGTCCGGTGTCCAATTCCTACCCCATGTATGACCGTCGTTACCGTACGAAGCAGTTACTCCATTATATGCTATAATACCACCATTATAAGAACTCTCTGGCCATTCCCGCGTACTAGCTTTATTTTCATTTACTATATTAGAAGAACTAACATTAACATCCAACCATACACCAAAATCTTTACAAAACCCAGTATCATACGACTGCATTGATCCTGTTACTACTTGTGTTCTACTTATATAAGCCTGGATTCCTTTTATTGTAGCACCGCGCGGGATATTAAACCCGTACTCACTTACTGATAACATTGGTGTAATTACTGCGGTCTGGCCCCCTAATGAACCGGTAGGATTTACTTCATCAAGTGTATTGTAATGAGCAGTATCACCCCATGAAATAGGTTGCCTTGATCCAGTTATATCCTCTATATTACCCCATGCGTTTTTTGACGGTTGTTTATCTCCGCTAGCGAAAGAAGCCGTAAGTTTAGCCTCATATACACTTGACGGGTACATTATTCCAGTATCGTATAATTCATCTACCGTTATAAGTTCGTTAAACTTATATCTAGAAGCTTCAACACTTAATCCTAAAGGTATTAATAAGCCAGGGAGATTATCGTAACTACTGCTTATATTTTTATTTTCTAGTAACGATAATGAACCCGTGTATAGAGAATAACTAGAACTCAATGAAAATTCAGTTTGAGATGTATCGTACGACATTGTGTAATAAGGAGTCATCCAGCTTGATTTGCGTAAGACGACATCTTTACTTCGTTCTAAAATGTTAGGTTCGATTAACACACCATCTAACTTTTTAGCTCTAGCTGGTAACAGTTGTTCAATTTGTTTAAATAAAGACATATCGTATTGATATATCATTCTTAAATAATCATTGTAATTATTTCTATCGTCATATTTTTTCCAGTAATCCCATGCCAATGCTTTTAATCCTGGGTAGCTATCCTTGTATACATTATCGGGTGCACCTATATAATCATCAACCTCCCAGAAACCTAACTGATTAAATATATCTTCATTAATAGAATTCTGAGGTGAGAAATAAATTCCTAGTCTAGGTGAGTCTACTGGTGAAGTATCATATGTTGATTTTTCTTTTCTTGTCTTTGTGTTTAAGACTCCTGTTAATGTACTACTCTCAATCCGTATTTTATCACTCCATAAATTATTTCCGCCGATTGATGGATTTTCAATGTAATACGTTTCATCTATACCGTAAAAGTCAGTCGACCCACTAAAGTTATGAAAACTAGCAGAAGTAATCCAACTACTAGTAAATTCAGTTATCGATTGATCAGGGTGCTGAGATTTTAAACTTGACGTCATTGCAATATCAAATTTTTGTCTTAATGGTATTCTAAACTTCAGCTGCTCAAATGAAGACGTAATATTATTACCGTCGTAAGTAGACGGTGACGTTACATGGTTTGCAAAGTCTTCTTCATCTAAAGGTCGACTCCAATATCGAATTTCTTGATACGAACCAGAAAAATGACTAACACCAGCTGGGTTGTCGCCCCACCCGTAATGTATCTTAGGTATAGTTTCAGTTCCATGTAAATCAGGTCGCTTCCACGAATGATTGTAACTATATTCTGTAGCACCTGTGATAGAAATGCTTGCAGTTACATCAGTTGTTAATTTATCATATTTATGTTTTTTGATAAACATGGTATACGAATTATCAGATCCAGTAATATCGGTACCGGTATCTCTACGAACCATTAAACCAGCCCAGTTACCATCGAATAGATATTCATCATTGATAGAAGCTGATTTATAGCCACCACTTCCTGAAAGATAGAAATTTAAATTACCTTTCTGTTTATTACTTCCTGAAGGCACAGCTGTTACATACCACTCAGGTCGCGGCCCAAAACCGGCCTGAAATATAGTTACTCCGTTGACCGATTCTTTTAAACCGTCCTTAGTTCTAAATCTTAATTCTAAAGTATCAGGTACCTTATAAGATCCTGTCTTTACAGGTAACCACGCTGATCTTATATATTGACCATTGTTAGCTCTTAATGCATATGAAAAATCATCTTTTACAAAAACAGGTTTTTTTGTTCCGATTGGTAATTTAGGTCCACCGTATTCCCTTATCGCAAGCATTGTTTGAGGTATACCGTAACATGAAAGCAACGCTTTGACGCTTCGAGCAGTTCCTTTAGTCTTAAGCATATATGGTAGATTGTTAACAATTCTTCTCCATATTTCTTTAGTTACATTTTCTTGAGATTCACTTGATAATGATCCCGTAGATTGTGCAGTACCGTCTTGATTAATCCCTAAAGTATATTTCCATAAGTCTGTTGTATTGTCACCTATTGTTAAATTCCACCCCATTGACTTTGCAACATTAAATAATAAATCATTCGACATCCCATCATGAGGGTGCTCTTCTCTAGTAATAATTTTATTTAAATGTTTTACGTATGTCCATAATATATCAAAATGATGGCCCATCATATTTACAAACAACTCATATTGATCATTACTAGAATCATTGCGAATATGCGCGGGAATTGTTTTTACTAGTCTATTATCATTATCGCGATCAAATAAAGAAGCTGTAGCAATTAAATTTTTGTAATAAGTATCTGCAACACTTGATGTCGTGTGATATAAGGTATATGGTTTTTCTGGAGGTAATCCGGTTTGGAGTGAACCTCCTTGACTCCATGCTGTATTAATTTGATTCCATTTTGTAACAGCCTCTTGCCAAGTCGATGGTGTTAATCTTGAATAATCAGTTTTAGGCCATGGATCTATTGAACATGATCCGTATGTGTATTTTAAACTACCACTTTGAAAATAAAGATAGTTTTCAAAATCATCGAAACCAGATATTACTTCATTTCGTTTTTTAGTGGTTACATTTACATTCTCTCCTAAACTACCAGTACTGCTATTTAAAACACCTAATCTAGAATCATATTGCTCTATCAGCTGAAGTTTGTATTTAAAATTCTTAACACGTTCCCCGGCCGAGCTAAAGTGCACAAAGTTGTCAA